TCGCTCCGTTGTCCCCGCTTCTACTATGTCCCACCAGAATAGCCACAGAGGGCTTCAGGATGCCCTTGGAGGGCTTTGAATCCTTTTTAGGTGTGGAGAGTCCAGAACGACCCCCAAAGGGCTTAGAAGTGATTCTGAGGCTATAAAGTATCTTTTGGATAAATCGGTCTATAATGTTCATATCCAGTTATGAGGGGAAGGGTTGGATGAAGTGCGATTGTAGTAGGCATCAGCGTATCTTTGAAGCTCCTTGTCGATCTTGTCGCTTTTGCGATCGTGGATCTTTCTGTCAGCATCTTGAGCCATTTGTGTAGTCCAATAAGAAACAGCCATTGAAAGAGCATCCAGCCTGTCATCGTGAGTTAACGCTCCCTTTTCCCGTGTGAGTCTGGAAAGCTGGAAGATCAACTGGTAACGCACTTGGGACTCCAAGGGGTATTTCATGGCCGTCTCGTAGTCGCTTTTGATTACCTTGGGGTCGATGACAAGCCTGTGCTGGTTCATCACGGGTTCAAGGGTGTCCACGATACGCTTTTCCTTTTGGGTGTTGTGCCTGACCTCCTCGATTGTTACTGGGTATATCTTGCCTACGTAGGGCTTAAGGATCTCAGCAAACATCCCGTCACCGAAGTTGCTTTCGATGATGATCGAGTTGACCTTGTTGTCTTTTGCCTTGATAGCCAACACCTTAAGAACATTCTCTTCGTAGCCTCCTTGAAGGCCACCTACGTCAGTGGCGTATAAGTATCCGTTAAGCATTTTGACAACTGCCCAAGATGTTTCGTCCTTTCCTCGGCCTGAAGGGTCAATCGCAAGGACACTTCCAGTGAACGGAACGTGATCCCCAACTACCTTGAAAGGACGATAGAATCTGTCCCCAGTGAACCCTACGTTAGGCACTGAGCTATCCCAAGCGTTCTCAGGTGATTGTGCCCACACCAACTTCTCAGGAGCAGTGTCAGTGTCGATGTCCATGACAATCAAGTCATTGATCTTCAACGGGTAACGATCCAAGTCAGACAGCTTGGGATCGAGCATGAACTGCATAGCAAACCCTGTCTTACCATAGGATGCTTCACGTTCTGCAAGGTCGATATCGTCAAACCTAGAAGGCTCAGTGGGTGTTCCCTTGTCCTCATCGCTTACGCAAAGATCAGAAACACTTCCCTTGTAAACCTTTTCATTCTTGGATGTTGTTACCTTTCTAGCTGGCCAGACCTTGTTACTGTAACCCCGCTCGGCAAGTTTTGTATATACACTGTCTTCACACTGAGGTGTGCCAAGGAAAAGGATTCGACTTTCGTCATTGGGCTTAAGGATAGCTTCAAACTCCTTGATCTGCTCAGAGAGTTTATCACGCATCGATTGCGTTGCAGAGTTATTAGGAACCTCCACATCGTCAGCAACAATGATGTCAGCACGACTTCCTGTAAGCTGCGAGGTGATACCAAGAGACTTTACAGAGGGAGCGTGAGACGCATTGGCTGGGCCTACGTCAAAGGAGATTTTGGAAAACCTTTGCTTATCACCAGGAATAAGGTGAGTGAGAATAGGCATCTCATGGATCAACCGAAGGGTGAACGTAGAGAAGTCATCAGCACGGGTCTTGGATGCTGAAACAACCAAGATGTTCTTTTGAGGATCTAAAAGTAACTGGTGAACTACAAAGGCTGAACAGATCCAAGATTTCCCTACACCCCGAAAGCCCTCAACAATGGAGCGTGATGGGCCTTTCTGCATCCACTCAGCTATCTCGTATTGGATAGGAGTAGGTGCAGGAAGGTTAAGGTGAGACCAAGTAACCCAAAGAAAGTTACGGAAGTCTTTCAGCTTTTCAGGGATGTCATTCATCTAAGCCAACAACCATATCAGTTGCGTCCTCAAACGGAAGCAGATTCACCAGCGACTCCAAGGGAGAATCCACAGAGGCACTTGCGGTGATGTTGTTGTCCTTCAGCATCTGTCGGGCTGCGTTAAGAACAGCAGGTGCGGCTTCTCCACTTTGAATCTGATCGATGAATTGATCGATAAGAAGGTCTTGGAGTTCTTCCATCTTCAGGCTTCTTGCCTTGTTACTTTGCTTACTCATACAGTTATGTTACTTTTTAAGTTCCTTGATTATCTTGACTCCAAGGTAGGTAATTGTAGCCAAGCCGACACAAATAGCGACCATCGTATTCACTTGTTCTAAGGTGATGTTAGCAATCAAACCCAACGTCCCAACAATCGCGGTGTGATTAGTAGTGTTCATCTTAACTGCTTAAGGTGCTTCCAAACACTACGAAGTTAATCTTGTAGGAAGTCGCGTCATTACTACTAGACTCAAGATCAAAATAAGTCGCGGTTTTGGATATGACTTCTACGTTAAAGGAAGAATTAGTGGATGTATGCTCCATTATAGCAACTACAGTATAGTTAGCATCATCAAGAGCAGTAGTGAACGTGATACGCCTTACGTCTTCACTGGGTTCACTTACTGACCCAACATTATAAGAACCTGATTCCAAAGCAGGAGCGGAGGTGTCGTAAGTTACTACTCCGTAAGCCCTCGGAGAAAACGGAGAATACTTCAAGACATCAGGAGTTACTACACCTGCTGTGCTTTGTCCCTCCATCTCAGCAGTGGTAGCTACGTCAACCTTAGCATAGGTAATAGCATCATCAGCGATCTTTGCGGTTGTGACAGCATCATCAACAATCTTAGCGGATGTCACAGCATCATCAGCGATCTTAGCGGTTGTTACAGCATCATCAGCAATCTTTGCGGTGGTTACACTGGACGCAGCAAGTTTGGCTTCAGTAACACTCAGGGCCGCAAGTTTAGCTGTAGTCACAGCATTGTCTTCGATGTAAGCAGTTGTGATCACCGAAGGGCCACCAGTTCCAAGATCCGAAGCGTCCTCAGAGACCTCTTGAGCAACAAAGAGACTTTGCTTGTAAGCGTTGTCTAAGTCGGTTTCGCTGAGTGTCCCTCCGTTCTTGAAGTCCACTAAGGCTTGCGTAGTGCTTGCCCTGTAGACACGAATGAGGTCAAAGGTTGCGTCAATGGTTGCCCAAGAAGCAACAAGACAAGTGATGGTTTTAGTGGAAGAGCTTAAGGTGTAATTTACGCTTTCTTCCAATATCGTGCGAGTGCTTGTGTCGGAGTCAATACCAACCACAACGATGTCACTGTCCGAAAGGGAATCGAATCCGTAGGTAATACTGGAACCTGCGACATCGTCTGTTTGATAAAATGATCTACCGCTTGTTACTGTGGGCATGGTCTTTTAAATGTTATTAGTTGTTAAAGGGATGGGATAGGGTTGTCAGGGTTGATGCCTTGTCTGATCATGCGAGACTTGTAAAGGATCTCATCAGCAGTCTTACGAAGCTCAGGAAACTCTTTGCCTACTTGCTGCTTGGCCTTGTGCCTGTAAGCTCTCAGGACTGAGTTGATAGCCCCGATGCGAGGATCTTTCATAACGTCAGCGTCCCCTGCAAGATCGTGAGCTTCTTTCATCTGCTTGTAACCTCTAGACTTCATAAGACCTTTAAGGGATTCTCGCATGGTGCGTCCGTTGATTGTAACCTCCGCAGACAACTTAAGGAACCTGTAATAGGCATCTTCTCCCTTTTCGTTCTCAAACTCTCTCATACTGGTAGAAGAGTGATTGATGAAGTTTTCAGAAGGCATACTGAAGCCATGAATAAGTCCGCTCAGTTCCTTGTCAACGATGTCATTCTTTTTGCTGGAGATGAAGATAGGGTTAACAACTCCCAAGAGACCCACGGGGTTTTGGACATACACTGGATCTCCGAGGAATGTCATCTTCGGAGAGACCTTTTCTTCAGCAAAAGGCAACTTACGAAGGATAGCGTCACTCAACGTCTTGGTCTCCCTGATCATGCGTTCAGCCTCAGTGTTCTTGATCTTGTCCACGAACATAGGAACAGCAAGACCAGAGAGGATGTCACGCCCCGTCTTGGGAATGTAAGTCTCAGGGTCTTGAGCAATGTTGAGAAGGTTGTTGAGTCCTTTAAGGAACGAGCGATCAGTAAGACCTTCAATGATGTTGTAGGATGCAGCAGCTAAGACTTCCATTCCACTACTATCTCTTTCAGGGAACAGGGTAGCAGTCTCTGCGAGATCAGCAAAGACAGACAGCATCGTGGCAAACGGATCGGTGCGTTGGTAACTGATGTAAGTGACTTTGCCGTCTTTGCCTTTTATTTTGAACGAATAAGGTCTCCACCCAGTAGCTTCCAACGCTTTCTTTTCTTGGAAGTTCCTTGGGCCACCTCCAGTGATGAAGTCCCTGTTGTTCATCATAAAGTATGTAAGCGTCCCTGCGATCCCCACCGAGGTAGCCATACGACCCTTGTATGCTGCTTTCTCAATCGGAGACAGTGCGTCATACGCTTGTCGAGCCTTTGAGGTCTTGGAAAATACCAAGGGAGCCAAATCCTTAGCCACCCCGAACGGAGTCCGAGCCAACCCAAACTTCAACACGTTCATAGGAGTGTTAACAAACGGAAGAAGGAAACGAGTCGCAGGAAGTTTGTCCCGTGCTACGTTTACAAGTCTTGTCAGTTCCCCAGGTTCAGCAGTGAAGGTTATCTCTCTGGCATAAGACTCAGCCTTTCGAGCAAGTGTCTGCATCGCAGCAGAGTCTCTAGGAGTGTTCTTGGCAATGAAGTCTGCATACTCCCTGCTGAATGCTTCGGGGTTAGCAGAGGGATCTAAGCCTTTCTTTTGAGCAGTAATGGCAAACGACTTTGCAAGACGCTCTTCGGAAAACAAAGAACCATCATCCATAAACATCTTGCGGACATTGGTGTCTACATACTTAGCAAGTTCTGCACCATCCTTGATTCCTCTGGTGATGCCCTCGTAGGTGAAGTGCTGGGATAGATAAGCGTGAGTCTGAATGGTCTTGTTGAGTGTATCTACAGAACCATTGAGCCTATTCGGAAGATGGGTAAGGAAGTTTAAGGTGTTTGCAACAGACCCGATAAGAGAGTCATCCTTAAGCCCAAGGGTCGAAGCTGCCAGTGCTTGTCCGTGCTTGCCTACACCACCTATACCATCGTCAAAGATTTGTGTTCCCTTTAAAAGAACATCCTCGTTGGCTTTTGCAGAGGCTACTGCCATCCTTACAGCCTTTGCTATAGTATCGAAATTGGAGTGGATGGTAACTGTGGCTTTTAGAAGCTCCTTGTCCCCTGCCATAGCTGCACCTACAGCAGTCTCAAGACGCTTAAGCATACCTGAGAACATAGGAGTAGCTGCGTTGATAACAGCAGTAGGTAGCCCACTCAGGATGTTTCCAGTAAAGACTTGAAGTGCTCCGTTGAGCATCTTGGTGAAGCCTGACTGCTGAACGTAGTTCTGAATGTTGTAAAGTTCTTGCTCAAGATTCCCTTTGCTTGCTGCAAGGTTGACTCGCTTTGCAAAGGTGATCATGTCTTGTGACCCGATGTTCTGAGCCATGAAATCAGCAAAGTCCTTTTGACTCTTAATGTCAGAGGACTTGAGAGCAGTGGCATTCTCATCGAGACGAGACTTAACAAGAGCTTTGAGTTGCTTCTGCTTCTGCTTAATCAGAGTCGATTGCGGAGTCACAGGTGCGTCAGCTTTAGCACGATAACGCTTTGCAGTTTCTTCTGAGGTCTCTTTAGCAATCTTTTCAATCTCAGCTAGGAGACCATTGAGTTGCTTTTCGTCTTTGAACGCATCCTTGTAGAACTTGATACGCTCGATCAGATCCCTTGCTTGGTCATTCTCAAGAATCCGAGAGTTCTGTGTAGTCTCCTTGGCAGTGCCAGTGCGAGGGCTTGCTGCCTTCTTTTGAAGTCCTTGTAACTCTTTGATCAGCTTGTCGATTGGAAGTATACCCTTGCCCTTCGGTTTGCCTACACGCTCTGCTGTGATCTTAGCACCTTTAGCCTTCAGTTGTTTGATCGTATCTTGAAGAGGATCAGGGTCTTTTACCTTACGAGGCTTAGAAGCAATCCTTTTGGCAGTCTGTGCAGGAGTCTCTCTACGGAGAAGATCCAACTCCTCCAAAGCATCACGCATCTGCTCGTCCTGCTTGATAGCTTTCTTGTAATATTTTATCTTGTCCCGAAGTTCAACAATATTGGCAGGAACCTCTTCGGGAGCCTTTGGAGTTTTCTTTGCTTTATCTCCAGTAGAATCTTTGAGTTTTTGTGCTTTTGTGCGTTGACGTTTGAGTTCTGCCTCTAGCTTTTCTTCTAATTCCTCCAGCTTTGTTTTGTTCTTTTCTACAGCTTCGGTCTTAGAGTTAACAGCATCAGCAACATCAGGGGAGTCACCTTCAAGAGTTTTGGCTAAGTCTTCGTTTTCTTTGGCAGTTTGCTGAAGCTCCTCTGATTCTTTGATTTTGTTTATCAGTTGCTCGTTTCTGCTTCCTTTTTTAAAATCTTCAAGTTCTTCAGGTTTTACTTTAACTTCATCAAGAGATTGCTTTCCTCCACTTCCAAAAGCCTTATTGAGCACTGATTTTCTGCGAAAGCCTAACCCTTGGCCTAATAAAGATCCAATTTGACTATTGATTCTGTGAATATTTTCAAGTTGAGCTTGAACCCTTACAATTTCCCTCTCTGCTTTAAGGATCTCATCAGCAGACGAATTGGCATTAGTAAGGCTTTCAAATTTCTTTGTAGCGTTAGCTAACTTTTGATGTGCCAAAAACATGGCGTGATAAGTAGCGTGTTGCTTATGGTGAATCTTTTTCAACTCCTTAATGTGACTTGCGTTGTTTCTTTCAAACATCAACGCATACTCATCAAGATTACTAGGGTCTAAGCCCATCACCTCCATCATGCCTTTAACTTCAGAAAAGAGATTTTCTGGATCTAGGTCAGTCATCTTTTGGCTTTCAAGAAGTTTCTGTGTAACTTCATCGATAGCTTTTGATACCTCCGCTGGAGTCTCAGCACCCGAAAGTTGTTTGATGGTTTCAGGAGCACTCAAGATAGCTTGAACTCCTCCTACTGGTTCTACAGCTTCCCCTGCTACATCCACACCTGCTTGCTCTTGTGGAAGTGCAGGAGGACGCGAAGGAGTGCTTTGGAGCTTGCCAGCAATCTCAAGCCCGTCAGGAGTAGCGAGACCAGAGGCGATGGCTTCCTCTTCTACTTCTTTTGTAGCATCTTCAAGTTTCTTAGCGGCTTCTTCAGTGCCGTCAAAGTTACGAGCGGCCTTGAGTTGCTTTAGACTTTTAACAAACAAACCAACACTGCCACCGACAATGCCACCGATGGCTGCACCCTCTGCCACATTCTTAAGACGACCTCCAACCTCTCCCAACATTTTTTGAAGACGACCTTTAATCTCTTCGTCATCATCATCAGGTGCTGCAAGAAACTGGGTGATAGCGTTGTTGACTAAAGGATTGTCAAACTGAGTCATAAGGTTGCTTAAGCGTTTCTCTTGTCCATCAAAGGACACGAAGTCAGAAACACCCCCAGCAACAAAGCCCTTAGTGACTTTCATCGCTGTAGAACCTTGCTTAAGAAGACGAGCAGCAGTAAGTCCCTTTCCAGCAAGTCCCGCTACACCCAATCCTGGAATAAAC